GGCCTGCGCATCGGCCAGTACCCGGGCCACGTCGTCGCGTACTTCGGTGACTGGATTGTCCGGCATCCCAACGGCGGGTTCACCGTCCACCGGGCGCCCGCCAAGGCGCAGCAGGACGGAGCCAACCAGTGACCATCGAGCTCGTCTACCGCGTCCGCTGCTCCGGCCCCTGCCGCGGCTGGCTGTCCACCCCCGACGACTACGACCTCTTCGAGGAAGTACCCCTGGCTGCGCTCGAACCGAAGCCCACCGCGGCCCGGGCCGGGATGTGGCCCGACGAGACCGCCGCCCGTCGTGCGGCGTTCGCGGCTGGCTGGTCGCGCGGGATGTGCCCCGAGTGCGGGGCCAAGGCGGAGGACGGCCCGCGGCGGGAGCCGCACCCGACGCAGGCGGACGTCGACCACGCCCTGAAGGTGCTCGCCAAGTTCGAGGGCCGGGACAGCGCCGCTTCGTCTGTTGCCGGGGTGCCGCACAAGACGGCCCCATGCCGGACGTTCGTGACCGGCGGCACCGTGTGGTGCTGCGAGGAAGGCGAGACCGACTGCCCGTGCGTCTGCCACGAGCCCGGAGACGTCTCGTGATCGGCGAGGCCCTCGACACCCTCATCACCCTCGGCTGGGCCGCCCTCGTCTGGCTGGTCGTCCTCTCCGCAGCCTGCGCGCTGGTCCTCACCACGATCACCGCCGCACTCCTGGCCCTCGGCCGGGCCGTGAAGACGGCGTGCGTGCGGCTCCGTGGCCGCGACAGCGGTGAACTCCCGCCGAACGAAGCTCTGGAGCCCCAAACGGCTCACGCAGCCCCTGAGACCCCACAGCGCCCGGCACCCGCATGGGCCCACACCGACAAGGAAGCCGCATGAAGCCCACCATCGCCCTCCCGCTCGGCACACTCACCCTCACCGCCAGCGCCGGATACCTCGCCTCGCAGCACCAGTGGACCCCCGCCGTCTTCCTCGGCTGGGGAGCGTTCCTCCTCCTCGTCCTCGCTGCCGGCGCCCGCCACCACGACCGCACCGTCCGAGCCCGGCACGAGAAGGCCCGCCGCGCCGCCCGCCTCGACGACCAGACTCTTGCCGCACCGCCACCCGCGTGCTGCCAGATCGGGAAGCACTCCAACGGCCAGGCCCACGGCCCGGACTGCACGCGGCCGCCGCTCGCCCGCCGCGACACCTACCGCCTCACCCCGGGCGAGCAGGCCGCGTTCGAGGAGCTCACCGCAGGCTTCGACGACCGGAGCGCCGCATGACTGCCCCCACCGACTGCGACCCCCTCTGGACCGACGACGAATACGACCGCCTCTGCACTCTCGGCGCCGAACTCATCCACGACCCCACCGACCCCCACCACCGAGACCTCCTCGGCCAGCTCACCAGACGAGAGATCCGCACCATGACCGACGTCCCCCTCACCGGAGCGTGGCTGTGACCGGGCCGTCGAGCACACCCCGGGGCGAGCACACGCCTCGCCCCGGGGTCACGTGGGAGCAGCAGCTCGTCCGCACCGAGACCGTCATCGACGACCCCGACGACACCAGCGGCCCCGACATGAACCAGCCGCTCCGGCCCCGCCCGAACCGAGCCACCCGCCGCGCGGCCGCGCGCGCAGCACGGAGGACCACGTGAAACTCACCCTCACCGACCGCCGCAGAGCCGTCCTCACCGCGATCCACGAGCACGGCCCGGCACCCACGTCGACCGTCTGCCACGCCACCGGCCAACCGGCCGGCGACGTCCGCGCCACCCTCGGCTGGTTCCTGCGCCTCGGCTGGCTGGCCAGCAGCCCGGACCCGAACCGTCCCGGTGTCTCCGTCTACCAGCTCACCGGCCGCGGCCTGTCGGGCGCCGGGCTCCAGCCGAAGGAGCCGACCGCGTGACCGACCAGCCGCACCCGATCCGCACCCACCGCCTCGACGGCACGCCGCTGCCCGCGTGGCTCGACGGCCTGCACCACTTCGACGGCGGCGAGCTCGTCGTGCACACCCCCGACGGTGACGCCCCTCCCCGGCCCGGCTGGAGCCTCGTCGGCTGGTCGGACGGGACCGTGACCGTCGCATCACCCACCACCGTCGATCGGGTGTACGGGCCGGATGGGATCGCCGCCCAACTCGACCGCGTCCTCGCCGCCGTCGACAGCCTCTGCCGCGAGCCGCACCCCACCCACGACCACGTCTGCCCGGACGACGTCCGCAACGCCGTCCGGGCCGCCATCGAGCGGAGCAGCCAGTGACCGTCCCCGAACCCTCAGCGTCCCCAGCGCGCGACCTGATCGCCGCCGTCATCCGCGGCTTCCCCTTCGACGACTACGGCCTCGACGACCTGTCCCACCTGCTGGAGGACAGCCCGGACACGCAGGAGTGGGTGACCGCGCTCGCCGCCGCCGTCCTGGACGTCGTGCTGCCGCTCACCTCCACCACCGCTGTGCTCGCCCGCGATTCCGAGGCCACCGTGCAGCGCGTCATCGACCTCTACGAGCAGTGGGTGAAGGCCGGGGCGCCGCCGCTCGGCACGCCGATGGCCCGCTGGTGGGACAGGCGCCTCGCCGAGCTGCACAACGCGATCCACCCGACCACCGACCAGACCCAGGAGTGACCATGACCGAGCCGACCACCAGCGCGCAGACCCGACCCGAGACCGTCGAGGAGCAGCTGAAGAAGCTGTTCGCCCGCACCGCAGAGCTCGGCGACAGGGTGGCCGCCCTCATCAACCCGGCCTGGGGCGCAGAGGCAGGCATCCTGCCCCGGACTCACCCCCTGCACCCGGAGACGCGTCGGCATGCGCGCCGCGAGGCCGAGGCCGCGAACGCCGCAGCCGTTCCCCAGTCTGGCGAGACGGCCGCGCCTGTCGACTGGCAGGCCATCGCCAAGCAGCGCGAGCGCGAACTGAAGTCGGTCGGCGAGCAGAAGAACACGGTCGAGCAGGAGCGGGACGGTGCGTACCGCGAACGCGCCCACCTCGTCGCACTCCTCGCCGCCCTCACCCCGGGCGCCGTCATCACCTACGCCACCGACGTCGAGGAACCCGGCTGGCAGATCGTTTACCTCAACCTCGGCGACCGCCAGGCCTCGTGGCACATCAGCCCCCGGGACGCCGACCTCTTCACGCACGTCGAGCGAGTCGAGCACGAGGACCCGCGCGGCCACTGGGACGGCCACACGAAGGAGGAGAAGTACGAGGGGATCACGGCCTGGACAGCCGAACTGATGCAGCAGTGCGGGCCGGACATGAACTGCCCGCACTGTCCCGACGGACACACCCCCGCCGACCAGGGCTCCCAGCCGTGGAACGCCCACCTCGGCCGTGAGCGCGACGGTGACGGACAGCCCACGACGGTCCACGTGGCCCGGTCCGCTGGTGCACACGTCGCCGAGTCCGACGCCGAATGGATCCGCCAGCGCCTCAACCCTGCCGACAACCCGCGCGAGCCGCAGCCGCAGCCGTTCTCCGGCACCGGGCGGCTCGGCCGAGGCGCCTGACCCAGCACGCGACGAAGGGGCGTGCCCACGAACTCCCCAGCTCCACGGCACGCCCCATCCGGTGCGATCACCGTACAGCCCGCACCAGCACCACGGGAGTCACGATGACCACCGCCGCCACCCACCTCCGCACCACCGCCCTCCACTGGGCAGACCTCCACGAAGCCGCCGGCCAACCCGCCACCATCGGCGCCTTCGGCCTCGGCCTCCGCGGCTACCTCGCCCGCCTCGAAGACGCCGAACAGCAGGAGTACAACCAGCATCAGGCCGCCCACCTCCGCTCCCTCGAACGCGACCCGATCCAGCTCGGCGACCGGCCCACCCCGGTACGGCTCCACATCCTCGACACCATGCGCACCGTCGAGGCCGCCCTCGTCGCCTGCGCCGACGACATTGCCCGCGTCGCCCAGCGCGAACCGATCAGCGTTCCGGCCGCCCGCCGCGCCGACTACGCGGGTCTCCGCGAGGCCCGCATCGCGTACGACGACCGCAAGCGCCGCACCGAGCTGGCCCTCGCCGACGAACGAGACCCGCGGCGCTGGCGGTACACCGGGCAGCGGACCGCGCCGTACGCCGCACTCTGGCTCCTGGCCCGGATCGAGCGGGCGCCCGGCCCCTGCCGGCGCATCACCGAGCAGGAGGCCGCACGGATCGGGAAGGTCGCCGCCAGCGCCGCCGAACGCGTCGAGCGGGCCCTGGACATCGCGTCGCAGTCGCGGACGCTGGAGCAGCGGTGCGGGTGCGGCGGGGCGATCGACGTCCACGGCGGGGAAGGCCGGCCACCCCTCGCGCACTGCACGGGGTGCGGTCGGGTATGGACTGAGCAGGGGGTAGCGGCGTGAGGCGGCGGGTGTTCCGGCTGCTCGGCTGGTGCCTGCTCTTCGCGGCTCTCGCCGTCGTCGCCTGGGTGGCCGTGACGTCGTGAGCAGCACGAGGCCCGCCGTTCCCAACTGGGTGCGGCGGGCCGTCGAGGGCGCCCCCCTCGGTGTGGTGCACGTCGACCGTACGCCTCCTGCCCGCTGGGACGGAAGACCACGATCGGGTGTCAGCCGACGTCCATGCCCAGCTCGGTGTCCGGACGGCAGAACTGGCACGCCTCGATCGTCGGCTCCATCAACACCACCCGCGCGTCGTGCTCGGCGATCGGGTGCGGTGTGCCCTCGATCATCGAGCAGTCGCCGAGGTGAACGATCGTGGGCTCCGGGCCGCGGGGTGTCCGCTTCTGCTGGACCACGAACCGGGGCCGGGTCTGAGCGTGGGCGATGCCCATTTCGCGCAGCGGCGCGGCGCCCTTCGGCAGTCGGCCGGGCCGCCGCTCAGGTGGCGTCTCGGCCCGGGCGAGCGCGGCCTGGACCGCTTCGCGCTGGAGACGGAGATAGATCCCGACGGTCTCGTTGTCGGTGATCTGCTGGTCGAGGTGCGCCAGGATCGCGCGGAGGCGCGGGGGATCCGGAGGCAGCTCGCTCATGTGTTCGAGTGTAGGGGTCGGCTGGAGCCGGGCAACGGAGAGCCCCGGCCGAGTGACAGTGGCCGGGGCTCAGTGATGTACGGGCTACTCGGGGTGCCGGGCCGCCTTCTTCACCTCAAGCTCCACGCCGGCCCGCATCTCACCCTGCTCTTTCGCGTGCTCAGTGACCGCGGCCTGTACGCCCTGGGCAAGGTCGCGCCATGCCTGCCATGCGGTGTCGTATGCGGGCGGGTCGCCTTGGTCGCGCAGGGCCTGGACGGTTGCGTGCGCGTCGTCGGCTGCGCGCTGTTTCTCCACGAGTTCTTCGAAGGTGTGTGCCACGTGGCGGATCTTAGGCGGGCGCATGACGAAGCCCCGCCTCGACCCACGAGACGGGGCTGAACGGCGCAACTACGGGCGCCACTCCTCGCGGTAGCCAGGCCGGTCCGCGTAGACGGTCCCGAGCTGGTAGACGAACATGTCGAGGCCGTGACGGGTCAGAGCAAGATCGCCACGCCTGGCTTGATCCGGCTCCGCCTCGATGCGGTCCTGTAGCTCACTCCAGCGTGTGAGCAGGAGCCGCTTGGCGTCGACCTCGCGCAGCACCCGCGCCGGATCATGCGCCGCGACGTGCGCCACGATGCCCGTGCTCTCGACCATCGGGCGTCGCCAGCGGTCGGCCGTGATGGGCACCAGTTGCTCCCCGGCCGTCGTCAGGGCTGACGACACGGCTACGTTGTCAACGCTATCCAGCTGCCAGTCCGCGTTGACGTACCGAATAGCCTCTCGCGCGATCCGCTCGTCCTCGTCGAGCTGGCAGACAACCACCGCCCGAGATCATCCATCCGACGCCTCCGCCTGCTGCCGCGCCCACTCCTCGACCATCTCACGCACGCCCTCGACCGCCGCGTCCGCGATGCGATCGCACTGCTCGACCGTCATCCCCATCTGCCGCGCCTCACCCCAGGCCCGGAGGCGCCCTTGGGTCAGCAACGCCTCCCAGTGCGCCGTCGTGAGCCGCACCGTGATCGGCGCGGGGCGCTTCGTCGTCTGCTGCATGGACTCTCCTTGTTCAGGCTCGGGGGGCGCGAGGTCGGTCCGCTTGCCCTGCTGCGGCGGGTTCGCCTCGAACCAGGCGGCCACCTCGTCAGCGCGGTACTGCGTCTTCGTGGAGCCCTCGACCTGGACGGGCCGAGGGAAGGTAGCGCTGCGCCGGTAGTTATGCACCGACGACCGGCTCACCCCGTGCACTTCCGCGATCTGCCCGATGGTGATCAAGCGCGGACTCCCCTCGCGTTCAGGGTTCTTGGGCACGGCTACATCCTCCCCGAACTTCTGGACAATGTCCATAAGTTCTGCCACTGTGGAACGGCACCAACAAGGAAGCCCCCGGCCCGTTGATTTGGCGATCCCGGGCCGGGGGCGGACCCACCCGCAACCATCACGAAGAGGCAGGCCCTAGTGGGACACCGTACCGATCAACCGGCAGCTCAGCCCACCCCCGCGAGCCTCGCGCCGCAGCCCAACCAGATCCTCGCCCAACCCGCCACCGTGCAGGCCTGCCAGCAGGACTACGCGCAAGCCGCCGACGTCCGCCAGGTCATGGCCCAGCAGGAAGCGAGGCAACGCTGATGGGCCGACTCTCCTGGCTGTTCGGCGGCAACGACCACCAACTCGCCGCCGACCGCTACGCCGGACGCGAGAGCGCAACCGACCGCGCGGCACGGCGAGGCCGGACCTCCCGCAGCAAGACCTTCGGCAAGCCCTCCCGCACCGCCCGCGACGCCGACCGCCAAGGCCAAGCCTGGGAGAACGGCGAACGCCAACGGCACAGCGGCACCGCCTGGTGGCGCGGACAAGGCTGACCACCCACCCACCCCGCAGACCGCCGGGCCCGAGCGAACACCCCCCGCTCGGGCCCGGCCCCGCTCCCGGAGGAGCACCGTGACAACCCCCCATGGCGACCGCCACCTCACGCCCCTGCAACGCCGCCTCGTCATCGCCGTCGCCGCCGGCGCCGCAGCGATCGCCGCCATCGGATTCCTCGGCTCCTACACCGCCGTCCGCCGCCTCGCCGAAGCCAAGCACTTCGGCGCCTTCGCCATGCTCTTCCCGATCGGCATCGACGCCGGAATCCTGGTGCTCCTCGCGCTCGACCTGCTCCTCACCTGGCTGCGCATGCCGCTCGCCATGCTCCGCCACACCGCCTGGCTCCTCACCACCGCCACGATCGCCTTCAACGGCGCGGCCGCCTGGCCCGACCCCATCGGCACCGGCATGCACGCCGTGATCCCCGTCCTCTTCGTCGTGGTCGTCGAGGCCGCCCGGCACGCGATCGGCCGCACCGCTGACATCAACGCCGGCCGCCACATGGACTCCGTCCGCCTCGCGCGCTGGCTCCTCGACCCGATCTCCACCTTCCGGCTGTGGCGCCGCATGAAGCTGTGGGAGCTGCGCTCCTACGACGACGTGATCCGGCTGGAGCAGTCCCGGCTCATCGAGCGCGCCCGCCTGCGAGCCAGGTACGGACGGCGTTGGAGGAGCAAGGCTCCCGTCTCCGCCGTAGCTCTCCGGCGAGGCGGCGAGCCCTCGCGGCTCCGTGCCGGTCTATGTCGCCGGGACGGGCCCGCGGATGCAGCGGTACGCGGGCGAGGAGGCCGACGG